GGGTATTGTAATCACTGTCAACCAAAACGCCCCGTCGACGGAGACTCCTGGGAGCGGGACTTGTACTTCCACTATCAACCTTAACATCACTGATGGTGGAACGATGGACAACCCTTCTCCGGTTCCGACTCCGGCGACGGAACAGCCGAGTCAGCCGGAAAAGCCGCAGGAATAATTGCGAAGGCACTTGGATTTCCTTGGTGGATTTCTGCACCTGTTGCTGTGTTAGCGACAATAGTCATAGGCGGAATTGTCCGTAAAAGAAAGAAGAAATAAGATGGAATGGTTAAAAGGAAAAAAGACGTACATTGTAGCAGCCGCAGCTATTTTAACAGCATTTGGAACTTATCTTGGTGATGGCATGAGTATTGGTGAATTGATAACAGCCATATACGCTGCTCTTGCTACGATAACCCTCCGTGCTGGGGTTGCTAAGTAATGAGCGACTTCAAATACTCGTCGATGGTTTTCGAGGTACTGAAAGATTTCGCGTTCGCAGAAAAAGAAAACTTGAAAATCTATCAGCACTTGATTACCACCGACGAGTATCTTGATGCCCACGGGCGGTTTGAATGGGAGTGCGACACCGGTGAATCCCATGAAACATCAAAAGATATTATACGAAAGGCTATAGAGAATCTTGACGGAGTTCACGCCAACTGATTTGGCTGCACTAGATGCTTTGTATTGGGCTGTGTTCAATAGGATAAAGCTGCAATCCACCACTTTTTCTTTGAAGGGACACAAGTACCAGGCGGCTCCGATGCAGTCTGAGGCTCGCCGGATATGTTATATGAAGGGAACCCAGGGTGGTTTTTCGGAGCTTGAGGTTTTGAAGACCCTTTGGGGTTTGATTCACAAAAGATACCGTCAGGGCGTCTTGTATATGTTTCCGACGACCGACGATGTTCTTGAGTTCAGCAAGAGTCGGTTCAATCCTTTAATTGCGAATAACCCCCGGACGATAGGGAAGTTTGTTAAGGCTGGCGGCAAAGGAACTGACACGGCCTCTCTGAAGAAGATTGGCGACGCTATTTTATATTTGAGAGGTGCAAGGCTCTCGCATTCGGTTGGCCTTGGCGACACTGGTAAGGAGTCTTCAAAACTCCGTGGCATACCTGTTGACCGGTGTGTGTTTGACGAAGTTGACTTGATGGACGAACAGGTCATAGCCAAGGCTAAGGGCAGGATGGGCCATTCCACGATTAAGGAAGAGGTTTACATTTCCAACCCGACGATACCTGATTATGGTATTGATAAGTTGTGGCAGAAGTCAGACCAGCGACACTTGTTCAGAACATGCTCTTGCGGGCATAAAACATGTGCCGAGCTATCTTTTCCAGATTGTGTTCATGTGAAGAACGGTCGCGGTTACATTGCCTGTGATAAGTGCGGGAAACCTGTTGGACTTGAGACGGTGGAATGGGTTCCTGCGATACTTGACACAAACTTGACGATGGAAGGTTATCGCTGGTCTCAGCTATCATCTGAGTTTAACGACCCTGCCGAGATATTAGACGAGTTCAACAACCCTCCACAGGGAAATATATCAGACATTTACCGCCTCCGCCTTGGGTTGCCTCATATCCCTTCGGAGGATAGGTTGACTACTGGTCAGGTCTTTGCGTGTTGCGAGGGTGATATCATGCCTTCGAGACATCCAGGCCCGTCAGCTATGGGTGTTGATGTTGGCAAGATTAAGCATGTTGTTATAGGATTGAGGACGGGCAAAGAACGGTTTAAGATATTAAAGGTCGCCCATGTGTCTGACTGGAAAGATATTCACGACCTTGCCAAGAATTACAATGTGAAAAGTGCTGTTGTTGATGCACGACCTTACGAAGATGCTGCGAGAATGTTCCAAAAGGAAGAGGATTACAGGATTTTTCTTTGTGAGTATTCCGAGAGTTCCATCGTTGGCACGAACTACAATACAGATTCCGGTCTTGTGAAGCAGAATAGGACTGAAGCATTTGATGCGACACATAGAATCATTGATGAAAAGCGAATTGTTTTGCCTCGGAGATGTAGTGAGGTAGACGAGTTTGCCAGTCAGTGTTGCAACGCTGCGAAGGTTCTTGAGACCAATAAGCGAAGTGGTACGGCTATTTATCGTTACCGGAAGGTTGGAAGCGGCGGCGACCATTACCGAAATGCTTTGAATTACTTTTACCTTGCAGCTAGTGGTGGCAAGATAGCTACTGTCGGGACATCCAACCATGAGCCACAGGACGCAATTTCAGAGTACGCGATAATATGAAAAATACCGAAGAGATAAAGAAGAAGATTGTCGATGCTTACCGCAGGGGTGTGTGTGATTCCGAAGGTGTAACGCTGCCTAAAGAGAAGCAAGGTCGCAGCGGTAAAGGGTCGCATTTTCGCCCGGCTCGAACACAGCAGTATCGTGATAATTTTGATAAGATAGTTTGGAGTAAATAATATGGCGTCATTATTCAGTAAACCGAAAAGTCAAGACCCTCCTCCCGTCCCTGGCCCGGAGGCTATTCCTGAAGTTGCGGATGAGACTGGCGATTTTGCTACGAAGCAGGCCAAGAAACGGTCTGGTTTTCGCAAGACTATTTTAACGGGTAGCTTGACTCCTAATACTGGAAAGAAACAGGTGCTTGGTTAATGGGTCGCGCACAGGACATAATTAAGTTGCGAGATACGGAGTTGGCGAGCCAGGCCAATTTCCGCAACTTGTGGCAGGAAACAGCGGATTTGATGTTTCCCCGTGAGAACCAGATAACCCAACTGTCTACCCCTGGCGATGACAAGTCTCGCCAGCGTTACGATTCTACTGCTGTTTTGGATTCTCAGGACATGGCTTCTGGTCTTTCGGGTGCATTGATACCAACCGGCCAGAGATTCTTCGGTTTGACTATTGACAACAGAGAGATTTTGGCTTTAGACCATGTTTCACGGTACTTGGAGATGGCTACCGAGACCGTACATTCGGAGATGTTTAAGTCTAATTTCATGCTTCAGCTTAACGAGACATTGCGTTCTCTTGTTGTGTTTGGTACTGGCAACCTTTACACTGAATGGAATAACAGTCTCCAGCGGTTGAATTACAAAGATTACGATATTGCCAATTACCAGATACTTGAGAACTCTGGCGGGTTGGTTGACACAGTTATTCTTTCGTTCAAATTAACTCCACGACAGGCGTTACAAGAGTTTCCTGATATTGGTGAGGATATTAAGAAACTGACGAAAGACCCCAAAGCTGAGATGCTTAGTTTTATCCACATCATACGGCCTCGCAATGAGCGGAATACAAACCTTTCCGACAGCAAGAATATGCCCTTCGAGTCTATCTTTGTTTGCGAAAAGTTGCAGAAGATTGTCAGGGAATCTGGTTTTGAGGAAAACCCCTTCGCCGTAGCACGTTGGATGAAGTCGAGTGCTGAAAAGTACGGCAGAGGGCAGGGAACCGAGGTTCTTTCTGATGTTAAGATTCTTCAGGTCATGCGAAAAGATTTCATCTCGTGTGCGAACCGATGGAACAATCCGCCCCTTGAAGTGTTACATTCTTTCGAGGGTCAAGTTAGACAGACACCGGGCGCGGTAAACCGTGTTATGGAGATGAACTCTATTAAGGGTATAGCCTCATCTGCTTTGGGGAACTTCCCGATAACGGTTGAGGCTTTGAAGGAGCAGCAGGAGATTATCCACAAAGCATTCTTCCGGGACATTTTTGTGCAGCTTGGCGATTTAACTGGCGACCGCAGGACAACTGTCGAGATTATCGAGCGGTTACGAGAGGGGTTGCGAAGATTAGCCCTTCCTGTCGCCCGTTTGCAGAGCGAATTGTTCAATCCGGTCATTACCCGGTCAACAATGCTTTTGATTCGGCATGGCAAGGTACCCCAGCCGCCTGTTGAACTGGAAGGTCAGCAGCTTGGTATCGAATATGAAGGACAGCTGGCTTTGGCTTTGAAGGGTCAGCAAGCTAAGGGCTTCCAGCAGTGGGTCGAGTTCGCCGGTGCGATGGAGCAGGTGTGGCCTGGGGTTAAAGACAACATTGCAGCGGATAGAGCTATCCGTCGTCAGGGTCGGGCTTTTGGTATCAATGCCGAGGACATGGCGACAGAAGAAGAGGTTATGGCAATCAGATTGCAGAGAGCGAAGGAAATGCAGGCACAGAAGGAGGCTGAGATGGCCTCACTTGCCGCTGAGGGCTATAACAAGACCAACGCCGCCCCAGAGCCGGGTAGCCCAGCCGGAGAGCTTATGGAGGCAATGGAATGAGTTCTGAGCGATTGAGAGAATTAGAAAGCCTTATCATTTCGTATAAGGCTTTCGCTGAATCTGACGATGGCGTGGCGATTCTTAAAGATTTGTCGCGAGAATGTTACGAGAAAGAATTAACTTTCGTTGACGGCAACCCAAACGGGACTGCTTTCAACGAAGGTAAGAGGTATGTAATGTTACATATCCGAAGATTTATTGATACCAATGTTGATGATGTAAGAGAACTGAGCAAGAAACTCGAAAGGTAGAATCATGGAAACTGAAACCACCGCAGCAGAAACAGTAGAAACGGAAGCGTTTAGTTGGGTTAATGATGAAGGGAAGCTTTCTGAAGGCTGGAAAGAGCGGTTGCCGGAAGATATCAGGGGCGAAAAGAGCCTTGATACTTTTGATGACATTCCTGGGATGGCAAAGATGCTGGTTCACGGCCAGAAAATGGTTGGTCGTAATAGGATTGCTTTGCCGACCGAGGTATCAACCCCGGAAGAGATAGACGAGTTCTACCGTCAGATAGGTCGCCCGGAAACGAAGGACGACTACAAGATGGAAGTACCGGACGAATTGGCTGACGTTATGGACGCCAATGTCATTGAAGGTGCTAAAGAACTGTTCCATAAGATTGGTTTGACACAGGCTCAAGCTGACGCACTGTTTGCTTTTGACCAGAAGCGATACTCTGACGCTATGCAAGGTAACGAGGCTTTGGTTGAACAGGCGACCAAAGACGCAGAGGCATCCTTGCGTAATAAATGGGGCGCGGCTTATGATGAGCGGCTCCATATCGCAAACAAGATGATTGCAGACAACACAGATGATTCAAACAGAGAACAAGTATTGGCTTCGATAGGGAACAACCCTGTGGTCGCTGATTTCCTTGCAACCATCGGCAAGAAGTTTATGGAAGGTGGTTTAGTTGACGGAGTGTCGACCTCTATCAATACGCCGCTGGAAGCTAAAGCGAAAGCTGATGAACTGCGAAGTACGCCTGGCTATTTGAATGGGCAGTTGGCGAAGTCCAATCCATCTATGCACGCCAGGATTACTGAGCAAATTACCGAGCAGATGAAGCTCGCTTACCCGGAAGGGTAGCTGGTAGCCGAAAGGTCAGCCGTCTACTGGACGATAAGCAGAGGTAAGGTCTCCTGGATTGGAGGTAGCCCGACCGATGTTGTGTCAATTTTATCCCTTTTAGGAGACTAATCATGGCTATTAGTACAGTTTCAACTGCTTTTACAGAGCAGTACGCTGCATTGGTCTACACTCTCTCACAGCAAATGGGTTCCAAGTTTCAGGACAAAGTGCGCAACGAGACTGTGGTCGGTGCAAAGAATCGGTTCTTTGAGCGGCTAGGCGACGCTACCGCCCAGGAAATCACGACTCGTCATGGCGATACGCCACTGAACGAGATACCCCATAGTCGCAGGCGTTTGACCCCTGCCGACTATAATACAGCTACGCTTGTTGATAATCAGGATGATTTGAAAATGCTTATCGACCCCCGTGGCCCCTACGCTGCGCAGCAGGCTAAAGCACTTGGTCGGAAGAAAGATGATATTATCATCGCTGCCGCCCTTGGTGATGTAGCCACTGGTGTTTCTGGTGGTACTACCGTTGCTTTTGAGGACGATTCTCGAAGCATAAACGGTGATGGTACCGTTACTGCACTGGGAACGCTTGCGTCGGCTGGTACGGAAACAGATATTACTCTCGCCAAGATTTTGACGATGATGAATATCTTTAACGAGGAAGATGTGGATGAAGACATT